TTTTTTTTTTTTTTTTTTTTTTGCCGAATAATTTTGTTCACATGGTCTTCGGTGTGCTGGGCCATGTTAGTAAAACTATCCTCACAATTTCTTCGAATTTGTTACCTTCGTACGAAGATTTCGTGATTTAAGTTTCCTCGTGGTTGTAGTTGTACCACCCCATACTCGTGGGGGGGGCATCAAAATACCTGCCAAAAAATTATCAGATGCTGAAACAAACTTCTCATAACTGGCGGTAAAGCCCGTATTTGCGGGGTTATCAACTCCAAACCTAGGAGCAGCCTCTGCGTCGTAATAATCAACGCTAGCGATTGGTCCTTGAATAGGATGCCATGGAACATTAGATGAATAAGGTACTTCAAAACTAAGTTCCGGTGAGGAATGAAAATCCGTGAGAACCATACTGTTAGCAGATGATATCCCAAGTTGCGGATCTAACATTGCAGCATAAGCTATTCCTCCTGCCGTTGCTGCTGTATCAACAAGTCTTACTCTAACATCTCCACGAACATAGAGAAAGAGTGATAAGAAATATTGAAATGGATTACCAACAATATCTACTGGCTGGTTAAGTGGTTGTAAAATTCCATCAATCCACCATGCCGCTGTTTCTATTGTACCAGTATTTGTTGGCCACAACCATATATCGTTGAGAGGGTTTGCACCCGGATTTTGATTGTGGAACGTCGAATACCTTTTGATTATCTCCTGAACTGACGTTAATTGTTCAGAAGTACAAAAATTCTTGTCTACCGAATACGAACAATCACACGCTATTGTGTCAAAAGGTTTTGAAAACACTGTGCGTATTGAAGACTGATGTTCGATTTTTTCTTGTTTTTTGATAGGGGCTTTAATTGCTGGAGGCGGAATATAAGGAGCAATATAGGCAAAACCCAAATCAGCAAATGCTATATCTTCACCTCCTGCACGAAAAACCATTACATCAACAATTGGTGTTGACACACCTGCATTTCCCGTTATTTTGTCAACTAACTCCACCACCAAAAGATTTCGATCCAAAGCCACTGTCGTGTAATCCCAGTAACGATTGTAAAAGAAGGGTACAGTAATAGAGCAATCTGTATCACCTGAAATCTCAACTATTCTCGTGAACAAATCTCCCTTTGTTCCCAACACTGTTGATGTATCATACTGAAGAGTAATTCGCACCCTAGTTTTTGAAAAACTCGGTGCTATGAACTTAAAGTGGTATTTTATTGATCCTCGCCATCGTTTACAAGCTCGTGATATATATGATAAGTAATCAAACTGGTGTGCTGCGTAGGAGCTTGAATCAACTTCTGCCGGGTGGCAAACAAGAACAAATGAAGTTGAAGGTACTGTCCCCTCATGCAACTCTGCCACATGATGCAGCATTGGTATCTGTGCTATAGATGATATTGACGAATGTGAAGTGAACTGTTTTCCAAACATTTTATTGTTTGCCAACCGGGATGTTGGATATTGAGACAAACGCTGACTAAAATCCAAGCCCGTAGTTTGTGTGAAATCACGAAGCGATTTATGTATCATCACATGTCCTGCTGATGAAGACGTTGGTTTATCAAACAATCCCGTGGCTCCTCCTATTGATTTCACCACATTCATTCCCATCCCAACTAAATCAAGGATAGGTGATATTGGTCCTGCCGAAGCAGATGATGTCATCACTCCTGAAGTCGTTTTTACCATATCTTCTATATCTATTGGCTGTGATGTTTTTGGAGCTACTCCCGTTGAGGATTGGTGTTGAATACGTTTCTTTTTCGTTGAGGCTACTGGCAAAGGTCCTGCCAGATGCGGATTCAAAAATTTTGCAAAAACAGTTATAGTAAAATCTCCCGCCGCACTAAGATCACGAAAAGGCGTAGCCAACAAACACAAAACTGACCCTATCATAGATTTTGTTGTATTGTCCGTATTATAAAATTGATCATAGTAAGGAAAAGGAGCACTCCAATTCATCGTCAAAGTTGCTTGTTGTTGAGTTGAAAAGGACAAAGTAACAGGCTGAAAAGCCGATAATCGATATATGTCTTCTTGCGCTGAGAGAGGCGTAGCCAAATGAATACCTGGCATTGTACCTATCATCAAAGCACCTTGATGATAAACTGACGGAGTTAGACGAAAATCTATCTGAACACCTGCTTTAAAATACCGATACATTTCAACTACGCGAGCTATAGCATCAATCTGAAAAAGAGCATCTGGAAAATTAAGAATCAATTCCGTGAACGATCCAGACATATCAATTGTTGCTATTTCATATTCTTTTGAAAGAATCTGGTGAGGTGTCTGATCAGGAAAAGGGTCAATCAATTGCATTTGCTCTCCATTTACTGACGTATTCGGATTTGTTGTTGGTTCTTCTTGCGTTGTTTTGGGTGCAACATCTTCGAAAGTTAAATTGGTCTCACACTGTTGCAACCCTTTCGAAATGGTTGTGAGATCTTTTGTTTCTGCCGTAGCAGCTGTTACATTGGTTGATTGTGCCATCCAATTTATCAAGAAGGGTACACGGATGCTTGTCCCTTCAAATGCTATAGAGTACTGTAGCGCCGTGACATTCCCTAACCCGTAGGCCTCATAAAGGGAAGCATTAATCGAATCACTATCCTCCTCTCCCATGTTTTTATCCGTGGGGAGGAACTTGAGCAGTTTAAAGACATGCTCAGGTCCATACATACAAATTTTACAAACCAATTACCCAAGCATGGAAAAGATCCACATATGAGTAATCGCAGTACGAATCCAGC